GATGGTATTGACTTTAGGTCTTTTCAAATGACCTTTCAATTTACACCAAAAAGTGCAGCAGAATCATCACAAATACAAAAAATTATACAAACTTTTAGGTCACATGCTGCACCAGAAATTAGTTCTGGTAGTGGTGGTATGTTGTTTACTGTTCCAGATTCTTGGATTATTCAATTTATACAAGTTGGTCAAGGCGAAAATCCTTGGGTTAACAAAGTTAAAGAAAGTGTTTTGGAACACATTGATGTGAATTACTCACCAAACGGAATTTGGTCAACACATCCTGATGGTTCTCCAACACAAATTAATTTGACATTATCGTTCAAAGAAATTCAACTTGTTGACCGTACACAAATCAATAAGGGATACTAATAATGCAGTATTTCAGAACTATTCCCAAGATAGTATATTACAATCCAATAACAAACAATCCAATCATCCTTACGGATTTATTGGCTAGAGCTAGTGTCATACCTACAATTTTTAGTGATCCACTTTTGTTTTATCAATATGACATACAAGATGGTGATACACCAGAAACTGTAGCCTTCAAATACTACGGTGATGCATATCGTTATTGGATAGTTCTATTCAGTAACCAAGCGTTAGACCCACAATGGAACTGGCCTCTAAGTTATCAGCAGTTCAATGCATATATTGCCGACAAGTATCAGGAATTTGATCCATATTCTATTGTCTATGAGTATCAACAAATCATTACACAATATGACCACACAACACAAATAACAACGGTCAATACTGTAACAATTTCTCAAGCAGAATACAATATTTTACCGAGTACTCCCACCACACAATCTTACACACTACCAACTGGCTTAGTTGATGTGACAACAGCTAGAAACGCTTTAAGTTATTATGATTGGGAACTAAGTATAAATGAATCAAAAAGAAGTATCAATCTAATCAATGTGAATTATGTTGATGAAGTTGAAAAAGAATTTAAAAAATTAATGAAGTCATAAAATGGCAACAGACCAAGGTAAAAGTATACACAATGCGTTAGACTATTCCATACAAGGACTAGACATTCTAACATCAGCGGGACAAAAATTTGACTTTAAACAGTTAATGACCTCTTTGACATACTTTGAGGACATGTATGGTTTTGTCAGTTCTGGAACCTTGTCTGTAACAGATGCTCAAGGTTTTGTTGAGGCCTTGCAATTGACAGGCAACGAATATCTTGAAGTAAACATCGGCAAGATTAAAGATGCACCAGATAATATCGTTGAAACTTTTAGAATCTACAAAATCAACAAGAGAAAACCAACTGGAAGTCAAAAGAGTGAGACATACGAGTTCAACTTTTGTTCTGAAGAACTATTTTTGTCCGAACAAAACAAGATAAGTCAGTCTTATCCTAGCACCAGTGTTTCAGATATCATCAAAGATATTCTTACAAACAAACTAAAAGTTAGTGACAATAAATTAAACATACTGGAAAGTACAACTGGTATATACGATTTTGTTATACCAAACATGAAACCATTTGAGGCCATCAGTTGGTTGTCAACATATGCAAGACCACAGAAGTATCCAGGTTCAGATATGTTACTGTATCAAACCAAAGAAGGTTTCAACTTTAGGTCTATACAATCAATTTTCAATGATGAAGTCTTTGGCACATACAAATACTCAGCGAAAAACGTAGATAACTCAGAACAACAAACAGAAGACAAACAAACTACAGTACAAAAATTTGAGATTGTAAAGAGTTATGATTCGTTGAATGAGGTAAACTTAGGCACTTTGGCCAACAGGTTGATTTCTGTTGATCCATTGATTAGGTCTTACTATGTTACAGATTTTGATTACACAAAGTATCAACCACAGGCATCAACACTAAACTCAAATGCACCAACCAATTATGCTGTCAATAGATTGGGTGAAGCACAGTATCAGGCTTTCGATGGTGCCTTGAAAGTGGCCACATCCAATAAAGATGAGATGAATGTTCCTTACATTAAGGCAAGACCTGGTTCTGTGGCCAAAGACATCTTTATTGAAACTTATGTGCCACTACGTACTGCACAGATTTCATTGGTTAACTATACAAAGATTAAGTTAACTATTCCAGGTGATCCTGCCATAACGGTTGGTAAAGTTATAGAATTCAAGATGAGTTCTTTGGACCCAGCAAACCCTAATCCAGAAGAAGATAAGTTTCTTTCTGGTAAATATCTTGTGACTGCTGTTAGACACATCTTCACAACAGACCAATTGGTTACTATGTTAGAAATAGTTAAAGATAGTTCACCAAACAAATATCAAGCAATCAACACATCTTCTGACTGGCAAGAGGCGATAACATCATGATGCAAAATTTTATGGGTAAAGATGGTTTCGTCTGGTGGATGGGAGTTGTGGAAAACAACGAAGACCCGTTGAACCTCGGTCGTTGCCAAGTACGTTGTTTTGGTTGGCACACGGCAAACAAGATGCAAATACCAACAGAAGGTCTACCTTGGGCTTTGCCGATGAACTCTGGCAATAATTCAATGACTGCTGCAGCACCATTGGTTGGTGATTATGCGTTTGGTTTCTTTACGGACGGCATGAATGGACAGGCCCCATTGATGTTGGGTGTGTTTCCTGGCATTCCTGTTAACGGTGCTAATCCTTCTATGGGATTCTCGGAAGGCACGTTCTATCCAACTGGAGAACCTACCACAAGTAGACTGTATAGAAACGATGGAACTGGCACCACAACTATTGACTACCATAATAGTAACTTGGACACAGGTGTACCTACAGCTTCAGGTGGTTCTTGGAGTGAACCTAAGTCTGGTTATGCAACAAAGCCACCATACAACAGAGTAACAGAGACTGTTGCTGGACATATTTTAGAATTGGATGATACACCTGGTGCGGAACGTGTACATTTAAATCACAAAAGAAATGGTTTAACTTTCTTTGAGGTTGCGCCTGATGGTTCTAAAGTGACCAAAGTTCAAGGCAAAAACTATGAAATTTACCTATCTGATAACAATGTGCATGTAAAAGGTGTCTGTAACATTACCGTTGACGGAGACTCAAATATATACGTAAAGGGTAATGCCACACAGAAAGTTGATGGTAACATGACGATGAATATCGGCGGAACTTTTACTGGTACAGCTTCTTCATGGACATTCAATGGCAATATCACTGAAAATGGTTCAATTACCGCATCAGGTGACGTTATTGGTAGTGGAATTAGTCTAGATAATCACGTACATCCTGATCCACAGGGTGGAACCACTGGCGAACCACAATAAATAGAAGATGGCCACACTACAACACATTTATTCAGATATAGATTTTACTTTCATGCCGAAGCCGGTAACAGGTGATGTGGCACTTAGCTACGACCAGCTAGCGGTCATTCGTTCCGTTCGTAATCTATTGTTGACAAACCACTTCGAGAGACCATTTAATCCAGACTTAGGTTCAAATTTAAATGCTTTGTTGTTTGAAAACATTTCTCCAACATTGACTGCGGCATTACAAAACGAAATCATTAGCACAATAGCAAACTATGAACCAAGAGCAACGGTAGAAACTGTCGCAGTAAGTGTTCTACCTGACCAAAATGCGTATAGTGCAACAATTACATTCTACATTGCAAATGCAACAGTACCTACAACAGTAACCGTTTTACTACAGAGAGACCGATAAAATGGCCGGTGCAAATACAAACATTCAAGTTACAGATTTAGATTTTAATCTAATCAAGAATAATTTCAAAAACTATTTACAGTCTCAAGACGTATTCAAAGATTACAACTTTGATGGTTCTGCTTTGTCTACTTTGTTGGATGTTCTCGCATACAACACACAATACAATGCTTTCTATTTGAACATGGTCGCCAATGAAATGTTCTTGGACACAGCATTACAAAGAAATTCTGTTGTATCTCACGCAAAATTACTTGATTACATACCAAAATCTAACATTGCACCAACAGCAATTATTAACTTGCAAGTAAATCAAGTAACAGATACATCATTGACTTTGCCAAAATTCACCTCATTCTTGTCTGAGTCTATTGATGGTGTAAACTATAACTTTGTCACAACAGATTCTTTTACAGTTAATGCAAATAACAGCACCGTAGTTTACAACAATCTTCCTATAAAACAAGGCTTGGCAACAACTCAAAGTTTTATTGTAGATTCAACATCTAATCCAAATTATCTGTTTCAAATTCCTGATGATGGCGTAGACACCACATCGTTATTGGTTACCGTACAACAATCTTCTTCAAATAGTTCATATCAAGTATATACATTGGCATCGAATTATTTGGAATTGACCAGCACATCTCTTGTTTATTTCTTACAAGAAGGTAACACAGGGTATTATCAAATCTATTTTGGTGATGGCATCTTAGGTAATCAACTATCTGACGGTAACGTTGTCAATATTTCTTATGTTGTTACACAAGGTACAGCTGCCGCAGGTGCAAACAATTTTGTATTGATGAATGCCATCCAGGGAGCAACAGCTTCTTATGGCAATACTGTAATCTATCCAGTCGTTCAAGCTTCACAAGGCGGCAACAAAGAATCCATCAATTCAATTAAATTCCAAGCACCAAAATCTTATTCAGCACAAGGTCGTGCAGTCACAATCAATGACTACATTACTTTGATTCAACAAAATCAATTAGGCATTTCTTTTGATGCAGTGAACGTTTGGGGTGGAGAAACAAATGTACCACCAGTTTATGGTAAAGTGTTTGTTTGTTTGAAACCAACAGGTGGTTATCTTTTGACAGAAACTCAAAAGACTCAAATTCTATCAGACTTGATTCAACCAATTAGTGTGTTGACCGTAACACCACAAATTGTGGATCCAGATTACACATACATTCAATTGGCATTGTCAGTATATTACAATCCAAAATTAACTATACAAACATCTTCACAGATACAGAATTCTACTGTAACAACTGTGCAAAATTGGGCAAGTTCAACGTTGAATACTTTCAATTCAACTTTCAATGCTTATTCATTGTTGTCTGCTGTGCAATCGGTTGATCCATCAATTGTAACAACTGATTACAAATTGAAGTTACAGAAGAAATTTTATCCTACATTTGGTACGGCAGAAAATTATGTTCTGAATTTTAACACACCTTTGCAAAGAGGTACATTCTCATCTGGTATCACAAGCTATCCTGGACTACAATTCATAAGTCCAACATCAGCAAGCACAATCATCTCGGATGTTTTCATTGAAGAAGTATTGACAGAAACATATGGTGTTGAGTCCGTATCAATCACTAATGGTGGTTTCAACTATCAACTACCACCAACAGTAACAATTATTGGTGATGGTACAGGTGCAACTGCAACAGCATCTATCACAAATGGTTTGTTGACAGCTATCAATGTTACAAATTCTGGTAACAATTATACATCAGCAATCGTACAAATAACAAAACAACCAACTGATACAACCGGCACCGGCGGTGCTGCTGTGGTTGTCTTGCAAGGTCAATATGGAACTTTGAGAAGTTATTATTACTCAACAACAGCTAGTGGTACAGTAAAAGTCATTTTGAATCCAAATATTGGTACAATTGATTATTACAATGGTATTGTTACTTTGACACAAATAGACCCATATGCAATCAATAACCCATTGGGTGAATTGACGATAACGGCTATACCTAGTTCTTCCCAAATATCATCCACATTCAACGGAATCGTTACACTCGATCCATTTGATCCAACATCCGTTTCTGTTAATGTTATAGCTGTGGCATAAAAATGATACTTAACGATAATAAAACCTCACTGTTAGTACCGTCACAGTTTCCTAAATTCGTTCAGGAAAATGCTGATTACGATAACTTTATTGCTTTTGTTCAAGCATACTATGAATGGATGGAGTTGTCAAACACAGCCAATTCATTGGTTACAACTGCAACGACCAATCAAGGTATAACAACTGGTACGAAAAACATACCAAATTATTTTGATATCGATAATACGATAGACCAGTTCATACAATATTTTGTTAATGATTTTCTGCCTTACTTTCCTAAAGATGCACTGATTAGTCCACAGTTAGCAATCAAAACTGCTAGACAACTATATCAAGTTAAAGGCACACCAGCATCATACAAATTCTTATTCAGAATCTTGTACAATTCTGACTTTGATGTATTCTTTACACAGAATTCGGTTCTAAAGGCTTCAGGTGGTAATTGGTACATTCCAAAAAGTCTGAGACTCGAAACATTAGATTCAAACTTCCTTGCAATCAAGAATTTGAGATTGATTGGTGAAATTTCAAAGTCAATTGCTACTGTTGAGAATTCAATTGTATCTGGAACAAAAACAGAAGTTTTTATCTCCAACATTGAGAGACTTTTCCAATCTGGCGAAAACGTTACCGTAGTTGATTCAACAAACAAACCAGTATACTTCTATCAAGGTCAAATTGTACCCCCAACAACACCAGGTGCAGAAACTCTAACTGCTAAAATTGTTGGTCAAATTAGTAACATTAAGATTTCTCCAACTGCAACAGGTCAATTGTATGTTGGCGCAAACACAACTTATGGTTATCTCGGTGACCCTGTAGTTGTCTATGGTGGTTTATCTGATACCATAAGCAATCCTGTTGGCGCTACAGCATATGTGGGAACTGTTACAACAGGTTCTATTCAAAGTATTGGTGTTACAGCTGAAGGTTTTGGTTATAGTAGTTCTTCAAGTGCAAACTCATTCTACACAACAATCAATATCACTGGTGGTAATGGTGCGGCAGCAAACGTTTATAGTTTGGATCCACTAAATTCTTCAAATGTTGCAGTTATACCTAGTGATTCTATTATTGCAAAGATTGCAACAGCAAATGGTGGCGGATATCCAACCAATATTTTACTTGGTAACTCGACAAATCCACAATTATATCACTTTGCAGCAAATGCCAACTCAAACTGGAACACAACATTAGCTAACGCATTTACGTTCTTATCATTTACACTTAATCCGTTATCAAGTGTTGTTGTAACAAATGCTGGCGGTGGTATTTCTTCAGGTAGTTTGTCTGTTTCAGCCAATTCAAATTATCAAACTGATGCAAGTATAGCTGGTGGTTCAACCGCCACACAGTATTTGGGTAGAATTAAAAATCTAGGCATACTAGCACCAATTCAAATTGTTAATGGTGGAACAAATTACAATGTTGGTGACACAATCAATTTGATTGGTGGCCACGGCAAAGGTGCATATGCAAACGTTGCTTCAGTAAATGCAACAGGTTCAATCACAGGCACAATATATATCTTTGGTCCAAAAGCAAATGCATATCCTTTAGGTGGAATGAACTACACAACAACTGGTCTTCCAGCGGTTACTGTTACAACCTCAACAGGTTCAGGTGCAGTATTAACTGTTCCTGATGTTCTTGGTGATGGTGCAACATTCTTATCTGTTACGAACCAAATTGGTTCTGTTATGACCATCAACATTGAGAATCCAGGTGAAGACTACGTTGCAGCACCAAATGTTTCTTTCCGTGTACAAGATATTGCAGTAACAAACTACGATATTTCTAAACCTATAAAACCAGGAACACTAATTTATCAAGGTGCAAGTAAAAATGCTGCAACTTATACAGCATATGTTGATTCTGTTACATTAACAAACCCACCTAATGCTAACAGTTTCCTTTCAACATATATCGTTAGAGTTTATAACTACAACACTTCAAAAATTGGTTATCAACCACTTGTTGTACCAGTAAGTAGTTCAGCTAACCAAGTATTCACAATAGCAAACAACTATATTTTCTACTTGGGGGATTCACCAACACCACACCCATTATATAATTCTAAAGTTCCTGGCATATTGACATACGGTGACGGTAACGCCTTGGGTACGGCATCGTTCCTGAATGGTCTGTCAATTGGTACCGGTCAATACATCGACACTACTGGTCAGTTGAGTGGTGATGACGTTCTTGAAAGTTTAGACTACAACAGTTTCACATATCAAATTACTGTTGAGAAAGAAATTGCAAAATACAGAGACACATTGTTGAATCTATTGCACCCATCAGGTATAAACTTGGTTGGTAGATTCTCTATGAGGTCAAATAATGCTTATACAACTACGGCCAATGATGCTTTATCACAAGGTTATAGTTTATATCATTACACACAAACATCCGCATCGAATGTAACAATTCAAGGTAGTTTCTCGAATCCAAGTAACAACATATTGTATTTCCAGAACTTATCTGGTGCAAATTTGGAACAAATCATATTGTCAAACACCACAATATCTTTGACAACAACTGCGGGAGATTCACTATCTTCGCCAACCGTAAAAGTTATAGATGGAACTACAAACACGGCCACAATTGCTTCAAACGTTTGGTTGGCCTTTGCCAACGTAGCATATGCAAGTGCCGCAACCAATAGTAACGTTATAAATATATTGTCGTTAACTAACTCATACAACATTGTAAATGGTGGTTATTATAGCAATACAATGTATCCTATGATGGACATCATTAGAGTTGGTGATAGTGTTTCTCTAAATGTTGCCAATTCTCAAGCCACAAGAGTAGTAACAAAAGTAGATTACGTTAACAACTTGGTATATGTAAATGCAAATTCAGCGTCAAATGCGTCTAACACTTTATTGTCGGTCAGCAGAACAATGGTTGCAAACGCTAATTCTGTTATAATTTATGGAACAGTAGGCTTACAATTCTTCCCACAAATAACTGATGAATCAGGCAACTTCATATTAACAGAAGATGGATTAAATATTCTTTTAGGATAAAAAATGTCAGCAATAAAAATTACACAACTACCACACTATAACATAATTAATGCGAATACAGCCAACACCTTATTCTTAGGTGTTGATTTACCAACAGATGTAACGTATACTTTTACTGCACACACCTTAGCTCAAGGTCTATATTCAAATGAAATTTTGAATGTTGGTTCAAATGCAGT